TGCTCCATCTGGAGCTGCCGCTGTGCCTGAAGTAGGTGATTTAGTGGTTACTGGTAGCGATAATACTTTTGGAAACAATGGTACAGCTAGCAACGTGACTGTTACAGCTGTTAGTGGTCAAACAATAACTGTTAGTAGTTTAAGTAGCACAACTCAAGCGGCTATGACTGGTTTAAGCGATCCTATTGTAACGTTTGTTCGTATGGGAGATATACAGACTCAAGGATATTTAAACCCTACAACTTACAATAGTGGTAATGCTGTTGATGAAGTTGATGAGCTTACAGGTCAACCAAATGGTGATATAGGTATAAGAGACTACTTGTTTGAAGATAGATATGGCGCTACGCCAGTTGCAGATGGTTTTTATAAAGTAGTAGATAAAAACGGTGTTGACAACGGTAATGGTGGTAAGAAAAGAATCAAGATTAAAGATGGTATAATAATCAAGTGTAGAAACTGCTTTGGTTCTATAAAGAATAGATAATAATAAAATAAAATAAAATGAGTAAACTAATACGCAAGATAAGTGTTGGTAAAGATTATAAGAACGATGCAATGCACTACTCTGTTGGGCAAGAGGTTTACGGTGGTCATACTATATGTGATATTTTAGAATCTGAAACTAAGTACAGTGTTTATATTAAAAAAGGTGAAAACGTTTTACCTTGGAAAGACTTCAATAAAAACATGGCTGTATCTGTTGAGTATAACTTACAGTATTAATGAGAGCTGTACACGACTTTATAATAAGCCCAGTAAACGAAAGATATAATAACACGAAAAAAGTAGGTGATAAAGATTTAATATTAAACACGGAAATTTTCAATCACAAGCATGTTAGTAGAAATGGTATCGTTAGTAAAGTTCCTAGAATAAATCATACTAATATAAATGTTGGAGATGAGGTTATAGTTCATCATAACGTTTTTAGAAGATGGACAAACATGAGAGGTGTAGAAAAAAATAGTAGAGCTTTTTTAAACGAAAACGAATACTTAATATCTCAAGATCAAATATACACACACAAAAGTAAAGGTGGTGATTGGAAGGTTTTAGATGGTTATTGTTTTGTAAAACCTATAAAATCAACAGATAAGTTTAGTGTTGACGTAGAAAAACCTTTAGTAGGTATTATGAAGTACGCCGATAAATCATTAATTAAAAACGGCATAAACAATGGTGATTTAGTAGGTTTCAGTCCCAATGATGAATATGAATTTATTGTTGATGGACAAAAGATGTATAGAGTTATGTCACAATTTATTACAATTAAATATGAATATCAAGGAAACGAAGAAGAGTATAATCCAAGCTGGGCATAAAGCTGTAGAAGAGCTTATTAAGGTAGCTAAAGAAGCTATTGTTACTGACTCTGAAGATGATTTAACAGCTGATAAATTAAAAAATGCAGCAGCTTCAAAAAAACTAGCTATATTTGACGCATTTGAAATACTTAACAGAATACAAGAAGAAGAAAACTTGCTTGAGGGAAAAACACTTGAAGAGGAAGAGAAAAAAGTCTTTAAAGGATTCGCAGAAGGTAGATCTAAGTAATGTACAATCAAAATTTAATTAATATAGTAGAGCCAATAAAAAAAACTACTATAAACAGGTTGAACAAAGGTAAGAAGTGGAAGTACGGTTATAACAAAGAGCATGATCTTGTTGTTATATCTAAAGACGGACAAATAGGAGATATAGTTGAAATACAAAATTTTCAAATAGCACTTCCAAAACAAACCAATGTTTATACTAATGAAAAGAAAAAATGGGAACAGTTTGAATACCCAAAAGAATTAAGTAGACTTAAAAACATATTTGATTGGCGTGCTTATCCTGAAGATCAAAAATCAAAATGGTTTGACTACATAGACGAGGAGTTTAAAAGAAGAGATAATGGTTTTTGGTTTAACAACAATGGAAAGAATACATACATCACGGGTACTCATTACATGTACTTACAATGGAGCAAGATTGATGTTGGTGCGCCAGACTTTAGAGAAGCTAATAGAATATTTTATATATTCTGGGAAGCGTGTAAAGCGGATAAGAGATGTTATGGTATGTGTTATCTTAAAAACAGAAGATCTGGGTTTTCTTTTATGTCCTCTGCTGAGACTGTCAATCAAGCTACGATTTCGTCAGATTCAAGGTTTGGTATATTATCTAAAACAGGAGCAGATGCTAAAAAAATGTTTACAGACAAAGTTGTTCCAATATCGGTTAACTACCCGTTCTTTTTTAAACCGATTCAAGACGGTATGGACAGACCTAAGTCTGAGCTTGCTTATAGGGTTCCTGCAAGTAAGTTCACGCGTAAAAAAATTGTTGCTAACGAGAGGCAGGAAGACTTGGCTGGACTTGATACTACTATTGATTGGAAAAATACAGGTGACAATAGTTATGATGGAGAAAAACTTAATTTACTAGTACACGATGAAAGTGGTAAGTGGGAAAGACCAGACAATATATTAAACAATTGGCGTGTTACAAAAACATGTCTAAGATTAGGTAGTAGAATTATAGGTAAGTGTATGATGGGTTCAACATCAAATGCTTTAGACAAAGGAGGTAATAACTTTAAAAAACTATATGGTCAATCAGATGTTACTAAAAGAAACAGAAATGGACAGACAGCGTCTGGTTTATATTCTCTTTTTATCCCAATGGAGTGGAACTACGAAGGATTTATTGATGAACATGGAAGTCCAGTCTTCGATAATCCGAGTGATGATGTCTTCGACCCACATGGCGAATTAATAGATATAGGTGTAATAGAAAACTGGCAAAATGAAGCTGATGGTTTAAAAAATGATCAAGACGCTTTAAATGAGTTTTACAGACAGTTTCCAAGAACAACAGAACACGCTTTTAGAGATGAAACAAAAAATAGTATATTTAACTTAGTAAAAATATACGAACAAATAGATTATAATGAAGAAATGGAAAGTTCTTTAGGTATTACAAAAGGAAGTTTTCAATGGGTTAATGGTAAAAAAGATACACAAGTAATATTTTATCCAAATAAAAATGGTAGGTTTAAAGTTAGCTGGACACCAGAACTTCATTTACAAAACAACGTTATAATTAAAAACGGTATTAAATGGCCTGGTAACGAACACATGGGCGCTTTTGGTTGTGATAGCTATGACATATCAGGAACAGTAGATGGTGTAGGTTCTAAAGGTGCTTTACACGGGTTAACTAAGTTTAGCATGGAAAGTGCTCCAGCTAATAGTTTTTTCTTAGAATACTTAGCAAGACCACAAACCGCAGAGATGTTCTTTGAGGACATTCTAATGGCGTGTATCTTTTACGGGATGCCTATATTAGCAGAGAACAATAAACCTCGTCTATTGTACTATTTCAGAAGACGTGGTTACAGAGGTTTTAGCATGAACAGACCTGACAAGGTATGGAACAAACTATCTGTAGCAGAAAAAGAAGTTGGTGGTATACCTAATTCAAGTGAAGACATAAAACAAGCCCATGCTGCTGCTATTGAAATGTATATACAAGATCACGTTGGTATGTCACAAGAAGGTACTTTTGGTGATTGTTATTTTAACGAGCTACTAAACGATTGGGCTTCATTTGATATAAACAAGAGAACAAAGCATGATGCTTCGATAAGTTCTGGTTTAGCTATAATGGCAAACAACAGACATTTATATGCTCCTAATGCAAAGGTTGAAAGACCTAAACTAAATATAAATATAGCTAAGTATTCAAATACTGGCAACACATCTAAATTAATATAAATTAATATGATTACAACTTTAAATTTTCCAAGCCAAGCTGTTAGTGATGCTGAAAAGTTAAGCTATGAGTATGGCTTAAAAGTAGGTAAAGCTATTGAGTCAGAGTGGTTTAATAACAATAAAAGGGGAAATAAATATCTTAACACAAAAAATCAATTTCACAAATTAAGACTTTACGCTAGAGGAGAACAACCTGTACAGAAATATAAAGATGAATTATCTATTAATGGTGATTTGTCTTATCTTAATTTAGATTGGAAGCCAGTACCTATTATACCTAAGTTTGTAGATATACTAGTAAATGGTATCGCTGAAAGAATGTATGATGTAAAGGCGGTTTCAACAGATTCAAATGGTGTTGATAAAAGAACAAAGTACATGGAGTCAATGTTAAGAGATATGAGGTCGCGAGAGTTTAATGACTATGCTGAACAAAACTTTAATGTAAAAACAAGAGAAAACCCTAAAGAAACTTTACCAGATACAGAAGAAGAACTAGCATTACACATGCAACTAAGTTACAAGCAGTCTATTGAAGTCGCTGAAGAGCAGGCTTTAAAAGTTTTGTTTGAGGGTAACAATTACGAGTTAATAAGAAAAAGATTTTATAGAGACTTAACAGTTCTAGGTATTGGTGCTGTAAAAACTTGTTTTAATACTTCTGAAGGTGCAACAATAGATTATGTTGATCCAGCTGATTTAGTTTACTCTTACAGTAAGTCACCATATTACGAAGATATATATTATGTTGGTGAAGTGAAGTACATACCTTTAAACGAGTTGGTTCGACAGTTTCCACATTTAAGTCAAGAAGAACTTGAGGATATAGCTAAAAATAAATCAACAGTTAATCAAGCTCATGGTATGCATTCAAACCAAGAGGATATGGACGATAACAAAGTTCAGGTTTTGTATTTTAATTACAAGACTTATATGAATGAAGTTTACAAAGTAAAAGAGACAGCTACTGGTGCTGACAAAGCTATATTAAAAGATGATTCATTTAATCCACCAGAAAACATGGACGGTACTTTTGCTAGAGTTTCTAGAGCAATAGAAGTTTTATACGATGGTGCGATGGTATTAGGTACTAAAAAAATGTTAAAATGGGAGTTAGCACAAAACATGCTTAGACCTAAAAGTGATTTTACTAAAGTTTCAATGAACTATTCTATTGTAGCGCCAAGGCAGTATAATGGCAAAATAGAAAGCACTGTAAGTAGAATAACAGGTTTTGCTGACATGATACAGTTAACACATTTAAAACTACAACAAGTATTATCACGCATGGTTCCAGATGGTATTTATTTAGATGCTGATGGTTTAGCTGAGATAGATTTAGGTAATGGAACAAACTATAATCCACAAGAAGCATTAAACATGTTTTTTCAGACAGGTAGTATTATAGGTAGATCGATGACAGCTGATGGAGATGGTAACCCAGGTAGAATGCCAATACAAGAAATATCATCAGGATCAGGTGGTCAAAAAATGGGTAGCTTAATTCAGACTTACAATTATTACATGCAGATGATTAGAGATGCTACTGGTCTTAACGAAGCTAGAGATGGTAGTTCTCCTGATAAAAATGCTTTAGTAGGTGTTCAGAAAATAGCGGCTGCAAATAGTAACACAGCTACAAGGCATATACTACAAGCAGGTTTGTTTTTAACATCAGAAGTTGCTAAAGCTTTAGTGTTACGAGTTTCTGATATATTAGAATACTCACCAACAGCAAATGCTTTTATACAACAAATAGGTGCTCACAACGTTGGTACATTGAAAGAGTTAAAAGATTTACATCTTTATGATTTTGGTATACATATAGAGCTAACACCTGATGAGGAAGAAAAACAAATGTTAGAAAACAATATCCAAATGGCTTTGCAGAAAGGTATAATAGAATTAGAAGATGCTATTGATATTAGAGAAATAAAAAGCCTAAAACTCGCTAACCAGTTGTTAAAGTTGCGTAGAAAAAAGAAGATGGAAAAAGACATGGAAATGCAACAAGCAAACATGGAGAAGCAATCACAAACCAACCAACAGGCTGCTCAAGCAAAATCACAAGCAGATATGCAAGCTAATCAGCAGAAAATACAAGGTGAGATACAGCTAGAGCAAACTAAAGCTGAAATGAGAATGCAACAACTACAAGCTGAAATGCAAGCTAAAAAAGAACTAATGGAAATGGAGTTTGGTTTTAACATGCAATTAAGAGAGTTAGAAACTTCTGCTGCGTCAGAAAACGAAGGTATGAAAGAAGATCGTAAAGATGAAAGAACAAAAATACAAGCCACACAACAAAGTGAAATGATTGACCAAAGAAATAATGGTAAATCACCTAAAAACTTTGAGTCCGCAGGTAATGATAGTATAGGTGGCGACTTCAACCTAGCAGACACTATGTAAAAAAAATTATTAACTATTATATTATATTATGGAAGAAAAAAATGAAGAACCAGTTGTAGACAATACAGTTGGAAAACTAAAAGTAAAGAAAAAAATGAAAAAAATTAAATCTAATCCAGACGGAGATACAGCGACTGTAGATTTAAAAAAACCAATAGAACCAAAACAAGATGAAATTAAAGAAGATAACCCTGTCGACGAGGGAGTGGTTACAGAGCTTGATAATGCCGAGCCCACAGAAAAACAAGAAGAAGTACAACCGGAAGTTAAAGCACAAGAAGAAGCTCCAGCAATAGAAGAAGTAACTGAAGAAGCAGTTGATCCAAACCAAGTAGATCTTGAAGACGCGATTGTAGAAGCTCAAGAAACTGGAAAAGCTTTACCAGAGAATATACAGAAAGTTGTAGATTTCATGGAAGAGACTGGAGGTACTTTAGAAGATTATGTAAAACTTAATCAAGATTTTACAGGTTACGAGGACAAAGCTTTACTAAGAGAGTACTATAAAAATACAAAGTCTCATTTAAATCAAGATGAAGTTGACTTTTTAATAGATGAAGAGTTTTCATACGATGAAGAAATAGATGAGGAGAAAGATATTAAAAGAAAAAAGATAGCACTAAAAGAGCAAGTAGCTCGTGCTAAAAGCCACTTAGACGGGCAAAAGTCTAAATACTATGAAGAGATCAAAGCTGGGTCAAGGTTAACACCTGAAGCTCAAAAAGCAATGGACTTTTTTAATAGGTACAACAAACAGGAAGAAGAGGGGAGAAAAGTAGCTGATAGCCAAACTAATACATTTGTTAATAAAACTAATCAGGTTTTCAACGATACATTCAAAGGTTTTGAATACAAAGTTGGAGACAAGAGATACAGGGTTAATGTTAAAAATGCTGGTGAGGTTAAGAAAACTCAAAGTGACTTAAATAATTTTACTAAAAAGTTTTTAGATAAAAACAATATGATGTCGGATGCAATGGGTTATCATAAGTCTCTGTTTACAGCGATGAATTCAGATTCTATTGCTAATCACTTCTATGAACAAGGTAGGGCAGATGCTTTAAAGCAAAGTGTTGCTAAATCAAAAAATATCAACATGGACCCTAGAGAGTCTATGCCTGCTAATGATAATACTAGCGGACCTAAGTTCAGAGTAATTGACGATTCAACATCTTCTTACGGTTTTAAAAGTAAAAACAATAAATAAATATTAATTTAAAAAAACAAAATTATGGCATTAACAATAGGGCCGAACTTAAACAGTGTGCCGGCCCCACAAAAACAAACTTTAGGAAGCAATTACATTGACTTCACTGCTTCGGCAACTAAAGGTTGGGCACAACAATATTTACCAGATTTAATGGAAGCGGAAGCTGAAGTATTTGGTAACAGAACAATTTCCGGTTTCCTATCACAAGTAGGAGCTGAAGAAGCTATGTCTTCTGACCAAGTGATTTGGTCTGAGCAAGGTAGATTACACTTAGCTTATACAGGTACAACTACTTTAGATAGTGGTAAATCTATATTCGAATGCACGGCGGACATTGATGGAAATGCTTTAGCTTCTGCTACTGATCACGGTGTAAGAGTTGGTGATATGGTACTAGTTAGTGATGCTGATGCAGAAATCAGAGCTTACGTAGAGGCTGTAGCTGCTAATGGTAAATTAACATTACTACCTTATGACAGAACAGAACTTG